TCGCCAAGGTGGCCGCCGCACCTGTGCTGCCGGCCTGGATCGCGGCCGGCGGCCGTGCCGAGGTCTGGTCCTGGTCCAAGAAGGGTGCCGCGGGCAAGCGCAAGCTGTGGTCCCTGCGCCGCCAGGTCGTGTCGCCAGCTGGAGGCGCCGGTACGCCGTGAGCGACCCGACGCCAGGGCCGACGCGGTGGCGCGACGATCCGCAGATTGTGGCTCTGATCGACTACTTCGCCGCCCGCGGCCAGCCGTGGCTCCTACTCACAGTCGAGCCGCGGCCGGATGGACCGGTGCTGCGGCATGTTGGCTGTGGCGCGCCTGGGCAGGATCGAGGGATGGTCGAGAAAACCATGGAGGCGCTGGCCGTCGACTTCCTGGACGACTCGCCCGGTGGCTGGATGGAAACGGCGGTGCGTCCACTTGGCCGGTGACTGGATCGCCGTCCGCTGCGACCTCGAGCGCGATCCCGCCGTCGTGCACCTGGCGCGGGAGCTCAAGGCGCACCCCCGAGCCGTCGTCGGCCACCTGGTCGCTACATGGGGCTGGTTCGATTCCGTGTCACGCGACGGTCACGCTCCCGGCGTGACTGGCGCGGACCTCGACAAGCTCATCGGCGTGCGCGGCTGGTCGCGTGCGCTGCAATCGACTCCAGGGTCTCCGTGGCTGGAGCTGGACGGCGAGGGCTACGTCGTCATGCCAAACGCCGACCGCTGGCAGACGCAAACCGGGAAGGAGCGCCTACTTGCGACTCGCAGGAAGGCCGTCCAGAGGGCGCGTGAGACCATGGCCGCTGTCACGGCGATGTCACGGTCCAATCGTGACAGTGATGTGAACACAGGACAGTACAGTACAGGTACTACAACTACCTCTGCGCAGCAGGCTGCGCCCGAGCACGCTTCGCGCCTCACGATGGGCAAGGCCAAGAAGAAGAAACTGCCCCCGAACCCCGAGCACCAGCCAGCCATCGACTTCTGGTGCACCGCCTTCGAACGCACCCGCCGCACCCCCTACGCCTTCTCCGACCGCGACGGCCAGCACGTCAAGCGGCTGCTCGAGCGCGCCGACCTGGAGACCTTCAAGGCCAGGGCCACGGCGCTGCTCGAGTCCACCGACCCGTTCTACGCCGCCAAGGGCTGCGACCTCGGCACCCTGTCGGCCTGCTGGAACCGGCTGGCGCAGGCCAAGCCTCCCAGACCGTCCTACGACCGCCCGGCTGAGCCCGAGCCTGCCGGGCCGGTGGTGCCAGTCGAGAAGCGCCACGCGGCGCTACGGGCTGCCCTGGACGCCGCCAACGGGAGACCGCCGCCATGATGCTGCTGACCGGTCTGTGCCTGCTCGCTGGAGGGGTCTGCTACCTCGGCTACTGCCTCGAGCGCGAGCGCGCGCGGATGCGCTGACGATTCCCGCTTGGGTCCGGCCGGCCCAGGCGCTACCGTGGCCGGCGCCTTGACTGATGGGAACGTGATCGGCCCTGGTGCCGGCGCGGTTGGCGATGCCCTCCCCTCGCCAACTGCGTCGGCGCCACGGGCTTCTCGCCGCGGCCGCAAGGGGCGGCCAGGGGTCGTGACGCGCGACCTGCGGGCCATGGTGCTGACCACGCTCGAGCTCGAGGGTGGCATCGGCTACCTGCGCTGGGCGGCGCGCAAGGAGCCCAAGGCGTTCCTGGCGCTCGTCGGAAAGCTGCTCCCCCAGAAGGTCGAGGCCGACCTGACGCTGACGACTCTCGAGAAGATCGTCGGCGCGTCCTGGGACCCGACGCTGCTCGATGGGCGCGGCCGGCTGTCGTGAGATGAGCGATCCCCTGCCACCTGATGCCCTGGTGGACGCGATCAACGCCGCCATCGGAGTGTCGCCCAGCGAGGACGCGATGGAGGCGGCCTACGTCAAGCTGTCCCGTGACATCGCCCGCGAGCGCATGACGCCGGAGGAGGTTGTGACGACGTGGCTGGCTGGTATGTGGGCTCGGCGCTGCCTGCGAGCGTTCTTCGAGGGAGAGCGGCACCGCGAGCGATCCGGCGACCGCGAGCGCGACGAGTGAGCGCGCGCACCAGCACACCGCCAGGTGGTGCACGGCCCTGCAGGCGCGGGCCGAGCCCGACACGGACGCTGCTGTTCGTCTGCAAGGGCTGCGGGGCGATCGGGAAGGGCTGCGGCGGCATGTGGCACTGTCACCGCGAACGCTGCACCGGCAAGCCCATGCGCCTCGAGCGGACGCGCTGCTGGAGCTGTGGGGCGCGCGGCATCGGCATCGCTGGGCTGCTGTGTGCTCGGCAGGAGCGTGGAGACCGGCCCCGGGCGGCGTGGGTGTCCAGGCTGAAGTCGGGCAGGTGATCGCCCTCGAGCCGGCCGCGCCAGACCTGCGGCCGATGGCCACGCGGCTGGCCGAGTGGCGCGCGGACCCGGTGCGGTTCGTCCGTGACCTGTGGGGCGTGGAGGCTGACGCCTGGCAGACGCGCGTGTTGCGCGACTTCGCCTCGCCCGACCCGGCCTGCAGGCGCATCGCCATGTCGAGCTGCGCGGGGCCGGGCAAGACCGCGGTGCTGGCCTGGTGCGGCTGGAACTTCCTGCTCTGCTACGGCAGCCAGGGCAGCCACCCGAACGGGGCCTGCCTGTCGGTGACCCGCGAGAACCTGCGCGACCACCTGTGGAAGGAGCTGGCAGTCTGGCGGGTGAAGGCCAGGGACAACCTGCTGTCCGGCCTGTTCGAGCAGACGCACGAGCGCATCTACGCCCGCAACCACCCCGAGACTTGGTGGCTGTCGGCGCGCAGCTACCCGAAGGACGCCGACACCGAGACGCTGGGCCGCACGCTCTCAGGGTTGCATGCGCCCTACGTCCTCATCCTGATCGACGAGTCGGGTTCGATCCCGGTCGAGGTGCTCAAGGCGGCCGACCAGGCGATGTCGTCGGCCAAGTGGTGCAAGATCATGCAGGCCGGCAACCCGCTGGCCCTGGACGGGATGCTGTACGCCACGGCGACGCGGCTCAAGACGAGCTGGCGCTACTACCGGGTGACGGCCGACCCGGACGACCCGGAGCGCACGCCGCGCGTGCCCATCGACCTGGCGCGGGAGCAAATCGCCGCCAACGGCGGGCGGGACGACCCCTGGGTGCGCATCTACGTCCTGGGCGAGTTCCCGCACCAGGCGCTCAACTCGCTGCTTTCCGTGGCCGAAGTGGACCGGGCGATGGTGCGGGCGCCCCGCGTGCACGACTTCGACGCGATGCCGCGCATTTTGGGCGTGGACGTGGCCCGCGACGGGCTGGACAGCTCGTGCATCGCCAAGCGCCAGGGCGTCATGGTCTACCCGCTCGAGGTCCTGCGCGGGCACAACAGCACCGAGGGCGCCGGCAAGGTGGCGCGCCGCTGGCAAGACTGGAAGGCCGACGCCGGCTTCATCGACAACACGGGCGGGTTCGGCGCGGGGTGGCTCGACCAGCTTCACACCATGGGCTGCGACATCACCGGGGTCGAGTTTGCCGGCCGGGCGACCGACCCGCGCTATGGGAACAAGCGGTCTGAGATGTGGCACCTGATGGCCGAGGCGATCAAGGCCGGCTGCGCGCTGCCGCAGGACGCGTCGCTCTCGGCCGAACTCACCGAGGTGCGCTACTTCCACCGTGGCGACCAGCTCATGCTCGAGCCGAAGGACGAGGTGCGCAAGCGCCTGGGGCGCAGCCCGGACCGAGCGGACAGCGTGGCCCTGACCTGGGCGTTCCCGGTCGCAGCGCCCAGGTCTGGCGGTGGGACGCGCCGGGCGCCGCCGAAGGCGAGGACGGACCGCGATCCGTACTACGAGCCGTGAGCCGACCCGTCTGGAAGCGCGAGCGCGGCCGCCGGGCCTGGGAGGGCCGGATGTCGTGGGAGCCGGACGACTCCGGCGCGCTGCCCCCGCTGATGGGCGTGGTGGTGGCGTCGAGCTACGGCTTCGATTGGTCGGCCATGGGCGTGGCCGGCTGGCGCGTCTCGCTGGACGACGCGCTGGCTGCGGCGAGCGCGGCGCTTGGGGTGCGGTTGTGATCGTGCGCCCCGCGACCGAGGCCGACATGGCCGCCATCCTCGAGCTGGGCCGGGCGATGGCTGCCGAGTCGCCGCGGTGGGCGGCGATGCCCTACTCCACCGAGAAGGTTGCGGTGGTCAGCCGGAGGTCGATCGAGCAGGGCGGCGCGTTCGCGGCCGTGCACGAGCGAGAACCGGGCGACGAGGGCGTCGTGGGTGTGCTCGTGGGGATCATGGCGCAGCACTGGTTCTCGACGACCTGGTACGCCGGAACGCTGGCGGTCTACGTCATGCCGGCCTTCCGAGGCGGCGTCGCCTTCCGACTGCTGATGGGCGAGTTCGAGCGGTGGGGTGCGTCGCGCGGCGCGAGCGAGCTGTGCGTCGGCGTGCACACCGGCCAAGCCGACGAGCGAGTCGCCCGCGCCTACCGTGCCCACGGCTACCTCGACGCAGGCGTGAACCTGGTCAAACCGGTTGATCCAGTGCGCGCTGACGGTTAGAGGGACGCATCCACCCGGAGAGCGAGCATGGGCGGCGGCGGCGGACTGATCGGCGGACTCCTCGATGTGATCGGCCTCGGGCCTGGCAAGCCACCCAAGGTGCCTGCGCTGCCACCCCCTCCGACGCTGGACGAGAAGAAGGCCAAGACCGCCGGGGCCGCGTCGGCCATCAAGAAGAAGAAGATGGCCGCGGCCGCCTACGGCAGTCTCGACACGATCGTCGCCGGCAACCTGGGGTCAGTGGGGGCGTCCAACCTGCAGACGAGCACGCTGCTGGGGAGCGCATAGCCGATGGCGGGCGCCAACGGCCGCATGAGCTACGCGCCCGACGCCCAGGTCGTCACCGACGACCGGACGCGCCTGCAGCGGTACAACGAGCGTTTCGACCAGGCGTGGTCGGCACGGAGGTCGTTCGAGGCCAGGTGGCGGACCTTGGGCGAGTACTACCTGCCGACCAGGCCGCGGTTCTCGATTTCGGACAGCAACAAGGGCGACCGCAGCAACAACAAGATTCTGGACCCGACTGGCACGCAGTCGGTCGAGATTGCCACCGCCGGCCTACTGGCGATGATGGCCTCACCGGCCCGCCCCTGGTTCGTGTACGGGCTCCCGCTGTCCCGCACCGAGCGCAGCACCGGAATCAATCGCTGGCTGACGGCCGCCCGCGACGAGACGCTCAACGTGCTCGAGCGCAGCAACTTCTACACGGCGCTGGCCGAGCTCATCCGAGACGAGCTGATCTTCGCCACCGGCGCCATGGCGATCTACGACGACTGGCAGCGGATCGTTCGGTGCCACACGTTCCCCGTCGGCAGCTTCGCGATCGACCAGGACTCGATGGGCCGCGTGGACTACTTCTGCCGCGAGGTCACGATGTCGGTGCGCCAGGTCGTCCAGACCTACGGATTCGACAACTGCTCGCGCCAGGTGCAGCTCGACTTCATGCAGAAGGGGCAGAACAACGCCGTCGTCGTGCGCAGCCACATCCAGCGCAACGAGAGCCCGGACGAGGGCCGTGCGCGGTACGACGCCAAGTACCTGCCCTGGTCTGAGTGCATCTGGGAGAAGCAGGCGACCGCGGCCGTGCTGCCCGAGCAGGAGAAGTTCCTGCGCGAGTCGGGCTTCCACGAGTTCCCGATCATCGTGGGCCGCTGGCAGCGCAACGACGAGGACACCTACGGCACCGGCTCGCCAGGCATCACCGCGCTGGGCACCGTGAAGATGCTCCAGGCGATGTCGCGCGACTACCTGAACGCGCTCAAGAAGTCGATCGACCCGCCGCTGGTCGGCGGCACGTCGTTCCTGAATCGGCCGGTGTCGCTGATCCACGGCGAGGTCACGGTCGAGGACGAGACCCAGGGCAAGGGGCTGCGCCCGATCCACGAGGTTCGGACGCCGTTCGGGGAGGTCACGGCCGAGATCGAGCGCCGCCGGCTGGAGGTCGAGAACATCTTCATGGTCCGGCTGTTCCTGATGTGGACCACGGACACGCGGGCGCAACCGCCGACAGCGGCCGAGGTCTACGCGCGGGACCGCGAGAAGCTCATCCTCGGCCCGACGCAGGAGCGTCACGGCGACGAGGTGCTGGGCAAGGCGATCGAGCGCGTGCTCAACATCATGATCCGCCGGTCGCAGCCAGCCTGGTCGGTGGGCGAGGACGGCATCATCCCGACGGTGCCGGACGAGCTCGAGGGCGCCGACGTACGACCCGAGTACATCTCGGAGGCGGCCACGGCGCAGAAGGTCGTGGGCATCAGCGCGATCGAGCGTCACGCTGGGTTCGGGGCGCAGCAGGCGCAGTTCTTCGGCCCGTCGATCCTGGACAACATCAACGGCGACAAGATGATGGCCGCGCATGCCGACATGCTCTCGGTGCCGCCCGATGTGTCCACGTCGGAGTCGGAGCGGGCCGAGCTGCGCGAGCAGCGGCGCAAGGCCGAGGCCGCGCAGCGTGCTGCCGAGGCGCTGCCGGCGATGGCGAAGGCCGCGAAGGACCTGGGGACGACCCCCATGGACGAGGACACGGCGCTGACGAGCCTGGTTGGAGGCGGATCGTGAGCAACAACGGACGGCCACATCTGATACCCGGCGCGCCGAAGCCGTTGCCGCCCGAGGCGCGTGGCGGGATCGTGCTGCCGACGCCGAGCGACGAGAGGAAGCTGCTCAACGAGGTCCTGCAGGCCGGGCACGCGATGGCGACCTGGCCGAACGTGGCCGGGATGCTGCCGCTGGCGATCGACTCGAGCAAGGCGCAGCCGTCATGGCAACGGGCCGCGATCCTCTGCACGCTCGTTGCGCTGGCTGAGTGCCAGGCCAAGATTCAGGAGGCTCTGACGACCGCAGAGAGCGGCCGGCGCCAGATGCTCGCCGGCAAGCCGGAGACCGCAACGGAACCGCAGGCAGAACGCGCCCCAACGTGTGCGGGAGAGGTCGCTTCCGCCGAGCGCCTGGCGAAGCTGGCCTCACTCGACCCCATCCCCGAGCCGGCCGCGGTTGCTCCGCTGACCGAGCTGAAGCCACAGGAGAACCATGGCAGCGAACGCAACCAAGGGTGAGCTGGCCTTCGGCGCCATCGCCGCCAACCCGACCTGGACGACCCTGCTCGCGCAGCCGACGGGCGGCTTGGGCTGGGTGTTCCTGATGATCGAGAACGGCACCGACAAGCGACTCGACATCAGCTTCGACGCGAGCACCGAGCACGACAGCATCGCGGCAGGCGCCGCGCGCACCTTCGACTACCCGTGGAACGCGGCGCAGCAGGGCACGCTGAGCATTCGACCGGAGTCGGGCAGCGCGGCCAGCGGAAGCGTCTACGCAGCCGGGCGCGTCCTGTGAGCAACTACGCGCTACCGCTATCCGCCCTGGCGATTCCTGACGGGGCGATCACGCAGGCCGACCTGGCAACCAAGGTTCCGTGGACGCACGGATTCAGTGGGGTCGGGGCGTCACTCGGGCTATCGACCACCGACACGTTCGTGCTCGGGCACGCCAGCGTAGGTATCGGCTTCATCCCTGGCAGAGCGCTGAATGTCACGCGGCTTGCCATCCAGGCGACGAGCAGCGGGATTGCCGGCGGCCCCATGAACATCATCGCGCAGCTCCGCAAGAACACCAACGTGGGGACGGCAGCCGACATCATCGTGGCGACGCTCAGCGCGCTCAACTCCAACACCGGCATCTCATGGGAATCGACCACGATCCAGGACGTGGCGAGCATGAACGGCACCACGGACTACTACACGCTCGCGCTGCGCACGAGCACCGGGACCGTATCCCTGCTGGGCGCGCAGTTCTTGATTGAGGGTCTGCTGGTCTGATGGGTGACAGCCAGCGGAAGCCACCGCTCACCACCGCGCAGCGGGCCGAGATCAAGCGGCGCGCCCGGTTCGACGCCGACACGTCCTGGGTGCTGTCCGATCCTCGCGGACGACGGTTCGTGGAGGAGCTGCGCGTCGCGTCCGGCCTCAACGAGCAGTTCGTACCGGGGCCGATGCTGGAGTACCGGATCGGGCGCCGATCTCTGGGCCTCGACATCACGGCGCAGGTGCGGCGCGTCGGTGAGCCGGACATCCTCATGCTCATGGAGGTTGAGCGAGACCAGGCGGTCAAGAGCGAGGCGCGTATCGCCAGGTCGGAGACGCCGCCGATAACGGACGCCCTGGACGACATCGAGGGGGCTGTGTGACCCGGACGATCCGGCTCGCCGCCGATGGGTCGTACCTGCGGCTGCCGACTGACGACGATGGCGCCGCCACGAAGCGCGTGACATCGAGGCTTTCGGACGACCTGTTCGTGAGGTTGTCCCGCGCCGCCATGCTGGCCGGTCTTACGCCCAGCACCCTGGCCGCGCAGATTCTACGAAAGCACTTGACTGGGGTGCCGCTGACGGTTCCAGGTTCGGTCCATGAGCCCTCCGGGCACCGAAGTCGCTGAGGAGCCGGTTGCGCCTGTCGCGCAGCCAGCAGCGTCGGTAGCGCCGACTGCTGCCGCGCCACAGGCCGAGCCTGTCGCCGCGCCAGTCGCGCCGATCGCGCTGACGGCGCCCGAAGGCGCACAGGTTGACCCCTCCTACTTGGCGCTGGTCACCGAGCGCGCGAAATCGCTGGGACTCGACGGCACTGGCGCGCAGAAGATGCTCGAGGCCGAGCTGGCACACAAGACGCAGCAGGTCGCGGCGTGGGGTGCAGAGATTCAGGCAGACCCCGAGTTCGCTGGTGGCAAGCTCGAGGAGGCGCGGCAACACGCGCGCCTGGCAGTCGAGCGCATCTGGGGCGCGCCGTTCCTCGACGTGCTCGACAAGTCCGGCCTCGGCAACTACCCGGCCTTCTTCAAGGGTCTCGCCAAGTTCGGCAAGACGCTGGGCGAGCCGAACGCACCCACGATCGGCGCACCCACGAAGCGCACGCGCAAGTTCCCCAACTCAACGTCCATGTACAAGGACTCGGAGTAGCAACCCATGGCGACGCTAGGCACCGACATTCTGACGATGGCGGAGTTCAGCAAGCGCACCGATCCCGACGGGACGCCCGCGCAGATGGCCAATGTGCTCACGCAGGAGTGCCCGTTCCTGAAGGACGCGCCGATCCTGCCCAGCAACATGATCGCCAGCCACCGCAGCACCGTGGTCACCGGCCTGCCCGTCGCCAACCGGCGCCGTCTGAACGCCGGCA